CGGCAATAATTAGTTATTTAAATAGTTATTATTATTTTTATGTAATTTAAAGATTCTAATTATTATTTAATATTTGTTTATAATTAAAATATTTATTGTTAATTATTTTTGATAAATCCACCGTGGCAGCGATAATTAGTTATTTAAATAGTTATTATTATTTTTATGTAATTTAAAGATTCTAATTATTATTTAATATTTGTTTATAATTAAAATATTTATTGTTAATTATTTTTGATAAATCCACCGTGGCGGCGATAATTAGTTATTTAAATAGTTATTATTATTTTTATGTAATTTAAAGATTCTAATTATTTGTTTATAATTAAAATATTTATTGTTAATTATTTTTGATAAATCCACCTCGGCGGCGATAATTAGTTATTTAAATAGTTATTATTATTTTTATGTAATTTAAAGATTCTAATTATTATTTATTCTCTGAAAATAACAATAAAATAAAACTAGTTCTTCAATATTATTATATTTAATAATATCTGATAAATCATTAATATTATAATAATCTTTCCATAAATCATATATAAAAAAATTATTATCTTGTTCTTTTAATTGTATTGCTATATTAGTTAATTATATATCATTTATTTTATTACATAATAAATATTCATTAATTTTTTTAATGGGTATGTTTAGTATTAACCTTATTGAAAAAAACCTATAAATAAATTGTGCTTCCATATATGTTTATTATTATAATTAGCGCCATCTTAATTATAAACGGAGTTCCCCCCAATTAGTTTTTGTTTATTATTAATTTACGAGAACTTCGTTTATTACACAAATTATTAATTTTAATAATAATTTTAATTATTTATATTATTATTAAAACCAATAAATGAAGTTAACAAAGGTCTTTTTAAAAATTATAGGGAAATTTTATTAATCATAATTATTTAAATTATTATTTTGTAATTTTTAAATAAATTGATAATAAACAGTAAATAAAACAGATAATAATAAACATGTCCTATATTAATTATTATTATTTTTCAATAAGATTAATACTAAATAGTAATTCAACCTAATAATACTAAACATGCCCATATAATAAAAATAAACGAAGTTTCAAAATAAACAAAGTTAACGAAGCCCCTAATTAAATTTTAAATTATTTTATAATATCTAAAGATATATGGATACTAATTATTATTTCTTTATTTAATATTTTAATTAATGAAATTAGTAAAGTATATTTTTGGTTATGATAATTTCATATTTTATTTATTTTTTCATCTGAATAAATATAATCAATAATAATACAAATAAATGATTATAAATATGTCTATAGTTATTTTAAATTTTTATTTTGAATAAAATAAAATTTATTAATATTATTTATAGTTAATTAAAATCTTTATTATATATTGTCATCTTTTAATTTATTAATAATAATATTTTTAACTTTTAATAAGTTTTCTAATTCATCTTTAATATTAAGAATATTATTAATATCATTAACTTTAATGTTAAATATTTGTGCTATTATTAAACAATTAACCATATCATATTTTTCATCTAATAATAATTTAAATATATTATTATTTTCATAATAACTTACTGTATCTTGGATTTGTATTAGTGTAGTTTCATATATTTTATCTAAAAATTCAACTATATTATTTTGTTTTTCTATTGATATTATAGGTATTTTTAACTTTCCTAAACTTATTTTATTTAATGAACCATTACCAATACATCCTTTTAAAGATTGTTCAGATTTAATAAAAAATAATAAATAATATAAATACTTCATAATTAATATATTTTTATTTTTTATAATTAATCCGGCTATTGCTTCATTTGTATATAATGGTTTTCCAGTTATAGCTATTTTTCCAACACTTAATTTGAATGAATATAAAATTGTGTTTTCAGGAATTAATTTTACATTACTTTCTTTAATACCTTTATCAGTAATTTTTTCTTTTGTATCAGTTATTATAGTATAATTCATGTCTCTAATAGATACCCATAAATTATTGCTACCAAAATATTCAGGGTTATTTCTTCTTGGAGTACCACCAATATTAATATCACATAATTCTCCTAATTCAACCCATTTAATATTTTCTTCATCTTTACATTTGTCTTCTACATTATATTCTGTATAATTTAAAGAATATTTTTTTGATGCTATATCTTTTATATCTACTTCTTTAATAAATATTTTTTCTTCTGTATCAGGATTAAAATCATAAAATTGTACTTTTATTGTTGAATGTACTTTATCAAAAATTAATTCTCTTTTAGATCCTTTAATTTCTAAAACATCTTTCCTTTCTTTTTTCTTTGTAAAAAATAATATACATGTTTTTGATGCTGTTGATGTAAATGTTCCTGCAGGACATAAAATTACTTCATGTAATTCACAACTTTTCATTAAATATTCTCTTATTTTATCATATCCAGAAGAATCTCCATATATTTTTTGACCATCTAACATAACAGTAGCACAACGTCCATTTATTTTCAAACAATGAATCATCATTTGTAAAAATAATACCTCTGAATTTTTACCACCTGCTTTTATTGGTATATAATCATCTAATATTTTAATACTTCCTAAACTTGATAATAATTCATTATAATTTATATTTACTGAAAATGGTGGATTTGCAATAATTGTATCTACTTTGATATTATGAAATTTTCTTATACTATCGGCACAGATTACATTTGGTAATATATGACCTGTATTTATTAGCATATTTGATAAACATAAATTATAAATTTTTCCTTTAATTTCAATACCATAAATATTATTAATTAATTGTTTTCTTAAATCTTCAGTTGTTATTTGATTATTTTTTTTAAAATGTTTAATAACTGTGTTTAAAATTCCACCTGTTCCTGCTGATGGATCTAATACACTTTCAATTTCACCATTTTCTTTTACTTTAGGATTTACTAAATTAACTAATAAATCTTTTACTTTTGGAGATGTAAAAAATTGTCCCAATTGTGATTTACTACCTTTACCCGCACCATATATAGCATCTACAAATATCCTTTCATATGCTTCTCCTAAAATATCATATTCATAATTATCAAAATCAATATTACTTAATGTAATAATAAGTTTTTTAATTGTTGATGATTCTTTAATAAATGATTTTTTACCATCTTCAAAAACATCTTTAAATTTAGGATGTTTAGATAAAATTTCTTTCCATAAAAAATTATCAAATATATGTTTTATATTATTTTCTTTATCTGGTATTTTAATATATTCTACTAATTTAGAAAATTTAATATATTCTAATTGTTCAATAAATATTTCTTTACCATATTTTTTAATCCCATCATAATATAATTCAAAATTATAAATATCAATTGAATTATTAATAATATGTTTTTCTAATTGTTTAAGAATTATAAAATGTGATAATTCATTTAATGCTTCATCACCTATTAAATGTTCAGCATCATTTCTTAAAATATCTAAACATGTTTTAAATAAACTTTGTAATTCTGATATTTTACCATTATTAATATTTTGTTGTTCTTTTATATCAATTATTTTATTAATTGGAATACATTTATTTTTATTAATATGTCTATCTAAATCTATTTTTTGTTTAAAATCATGTTCACACAAATTGCATTTATATGTCATTTTATTCATATATATATTATAAAATTATAATAACTTTATACATCAATTTTTATTTATAATTAAAAAAAATAATTATTTAATTATAAATAAAGTTCTAGTAAAATTTTATTAAAATAAAACTAGTTCTTCAATATTATTATATTTAATAATATCTGATAAATCATTAATATTATAATAATCTTTCCATAAATCATATGGAGGAAACATATTATCTAGTTCTTTTAATTTTATTGCTATATTAGTTAATTCTATTTCATTTATTTTATTACATAATAAATATTCATTAATTTTTTTAATGGCTGTTTCAAAATTATAATATTTGTTTTCAATATTTAAATAATCAATCCAATTAATAAATTTTTCATTAAATTTTAATTTTGGATCTTTTGGTAATCTTAAATCTTTATTACACCATAATAAATATTCATTTGAACTTGAAAAATTATAATTTGATATAATTTTTTTTATTTGTTCATATGAAATATCTTTTTGAATATTATAACTTAATAAATCTAATATCATTGATTTTATTTCTTCAATACCATTATATTCTTTATTATCTATTTTTATAATTGATAAGTCTTTATTTATATCATTAAATATAATTTTATCAAAAGTTAATCCAATATCAATAATTAAATATTTCAAAACTTGTATAATTTTTTCAAATTTATTTTTAGTTTCATAATTAATAAATATAGGAATAAATACAACTAAATATTTATGTAGATTTGTTTTATTTATACCTAAATTATCAGATCTTAAACCACGACCAACACATTGAATTATATCTTGAATAGATAATTTTGGATCACAAATTGAAATAAAATCTATTTTATTAAAATCATACCCTATACTATATTTAGCAACTACATAACCAATACTTCCACTATTATTTTGATATATATCTATATTTTTATAATCATAATTTAATTTAACTATTTCTGGTTCATCAAAATCATCACCAACCAATAAAAACGGTTTAATAATCGTTTCATTATTTTTGTATTTATTGTAATGTTTATAGAATAAATTGAAAGCGTTAATTTGTTTATTATGAAAACAAAAACCAAATGTTCTTTTTAATCTTGTAAATCCTTCAATATTAAAATAAATGAAGTCTAATAAATCATTATTGGGAACTTCGTTACTTTGTTTATATATACTTAATACATGTGGTTGAATAGAACATAACCATTTTAATTTTATTAATTCATTAATTTTAATAGGAGAATATAATTCTCCAAAATATTTAATATTATTTAAACATAATTCTTTATTTGGTGATGCTGAAGTAAATATACGTTTTTTTATAAAATTATTATCAGTTAACCAAAATAATTTATTTTTATTGTTAATCCATTCTTCAACTCCCCAATGTGCCTCATCAAACCATATAGTAATATTTTTAATATTATACTTAATAATATATTCATATACTTTATCTGCTGATTGTGTACAAGCAATTATTAATTTTTTATTTGGTAATTTAATAAAACTACTGAAACTAGCATTATTAGAAAAATTATAAATGTCATATTTATAATTTAATAAATCTAAATATTGTAATTTTATATTTTGAGTATTAATAATTTTACGTGGTGAAAATATTATAATAGTATCTGCATTTATATTTTGAAATAAATTATATGTAATAAAACTTTTACCACCACCTGTTGCTAAATTAATATATATTTTATTTTCTTCCTTTAACTTGATTATACTATAATTAATAATATTTGATTGATATGATCTAATAGTTGTTAATTTACTAAAATTGACACAATCATAGCATACATTTTTTTTATATATGGATTGTACTTTTGTTAATTCTGTGTGAGTATAATTTTTTAATGAATTTATCAGATCTCTAATATTAATCTTATTAAATATATTTATAGGTTGTTTTCTAATTAAATTATTTATTTCTTTATTGGATAAAACTGTAAACTCATTATGCATAATAGTTTTTTCTAAATATGGTATAATTAAATTAATTATATCAACACTAAAAAATTCTGTGCCGCCATCAAATATTATATGTAAACCTAAACTCTTAAAATAATTTTGTAATAATTTTTCTAATAGTTTCATTTTATTTTTTGCTATTTGAATAACTAATTTAAAATTTCCACGTTTATTTTCTCCTGTTTTATATGTTCCATCTCTATTTATAATACATTCTGCTATACCAAATTTACAAGATTTATATTTATCATATGCTTCATGAAATCTAACATATAAATATCCAAATTTATTATTTATCATTAGTAAATACTAAATTTATTATTTTATAAATAAATATTTTATCAATTTTTTTATGTTTAATCAATAACTTATATTTATTTAGTTATTTTATAACAGAAAATAATTAGATTGAAGAAAAAATATAATTATTCAATTTATTATTAAAAATATAATCTTTAAGCAGTTTAATTTATAAAAAAATATTTATAAAATAAATTCTTTGTGATTTTTGATTTGTTTATTTTATAATAAATTGAATAAGAATCATTGTTATCAGAATAATAATAACTATATGAACATCGTTTATTATTTGGGCAAAAAAATATAGAAACTTTGTTAATTTTATTTTTGTTATAAATAAAAGAAGTTCATAGTTTCCATTTTAATAAATTATTTTCTAGTTTTAGAGAAAATAATTTATTAAAATTTCTCTGAAAATAGCAATAATATATTAAATTTCAAGGGTGTAATGTTTCCATAAATACCAACAGTATTTTCATTCTAATAATATTGTATATTATGAGTATTTTTTGTTGCATTTATATTTTTGATTGATGTAAATTTAAATTATTTATATCTTTATTTTTCTCATTAAATTTATAATGCCGAGATTTTCAACAATTTTAATATTATTAATTATAATATTAGGAACATATATATTATGTTATAATAATTATGATTTTTTTACTAATTTTTCAGATTTTGATAAAATTTTTAATATAAAATTAAACAATGTTAAATGGAATAATAGAAATAAATTAAATCAGCAAGTATATGATTTATCAAACCAATATAAAAATTATAATGATTTTAATAAAATGATTAATAAATCTATATACATAGATGATAAAATTAATAAATTTAATAATTTTAATAAAATTAATGATGATTATACATTAATAGGATATGCCTATAATGTATATTCAAATGTTATATTTAAAATATATGAAAAAATAGATAAAATTCCAAAAAGTAATTTTGATATTATTATAGTTCCAAAAAAAAATAAAATAACTTATTTTAGTAATTATTATAATTATATTTTAGTTAATAAAAATGATTTACAAATATTTGAATTACCATTAAGAGAAAAAATTAATATTGGTGATATTATATATTTTAAAAATATAGGATATTATAAAGTTATTCAATTATAATTTTCTATCTTCACGTGTTTGTATTGGTTTAAATGTATTAACTATTATTTTATTATTATTAAAATTATTATCAAATATTCTATTTGATAATTTTACATTTTTTTCATTTACGCGTTTTTGTTTATTATATACATCAATATTATTTTTTTCTTCATATATATTTGGTGTATCTTGTGTAGATTGATAGACTTCTTGAGGATTAATTACTGTATATTGGTCATCATAATTATTTAGTGCATTTATACTTGGACATTCTTGGATTGGGGGTGAATCATCATAATTATTTAGTGCATTTATACTTGGAGGTTCTTGTGTTGGTGGTGAATCATCATTTTTTAAATTTGTATTAAATAGTATATTATTATAATTATTACGTAATTCTGTATTTTCTAAAATAAATAAAGCTATTTTTAATTGTTTAATATGTTGAATATCTTCAATAGTTAATATTTTATTTTTATATAATGCAATTTTATTTTTATAAGCTTTTCTTATGTTTACATCAGACGCATCATAATTTATATTTAATAATTCATAATATGTAGACATATAACTAAATATATATAAAAAAAAATATATAAACACATATTATTTATATAAAAAAAAATAATATTTAAAATTATATTTTAAGAACATATATATTATATTTCTTCTTCTGTATCACTATCATAATTTACGACACACTTTATATTATCTGTTATATTTTTTTTAATAGTTTGTTCATAAAAAATATCAATGTTATTATTATTATTATTATTATTATTATCATTATTAGTATTAGTATTAGTATTATTATTATTATTATTATCATCTATTTCAGGATCAGTATTAATATTCATTTTTTCTGCTAATAATTTAAAAAAAGTTATATATATATTATTTTTTTTATTTGGAAGTGAACCTTTATTTTTTAAAATTAATTTAACAATATTTTCGTATTTTTCAGGATTTTTTAAAATTTCATCGGGATGCGGTAATGGAAAATTAGAATTTTGTTTTTTCAATTGTAAATATAATTTATTTAAATTAGTATTATCAATATTATCTTTTCTTATATCTGTCATATCTTTAATTTTATTTTTTAATAATGTTTTAATTTCTGATGTTTTTTTTGGTGTATCACTTTGAGTATTTATATCATTAAGTATAATTTTGATTGTAATATTTTCATCTGATTTATTAATTAATTCTAGTTTATAATTATAATGAATATATTTTTTTTGTAAAACTATTAAATCTATATTTTTATTTTTTTTCAAATCATTTTTAAATTTAGTAATTGCGGTTTTTGATGTAAAAGCTATTTTATCTCCCTCAATATATACATTCATAATTATTAATATATAGAATATATCTTTCTTTAAAAATCTATTATGAAATTTTATAATAATAAAATTTCTATATTATTTTTTAAAATAATATATTTATAATTAGATATAAACATAAATTTACATAAATTTTTAATTAATGTAGATAATGAATTAATAATATTTATGTATTATGTTCTGTGTTATATTCTATGTTAAGTTCTGTGTTATGTTCTGTGTTATGTTCTGTGTTATGTTCTATATTAAGTTCTGTGATAAGTTCTTTTATATAAGGATCCAAAGATACTTTTATTTTTTTAAGGATTTCTTCAAAATCAGATCTGGTATGATAAATATCTAAATCCGGATTATAAATAATATCATTAAATATTATTTTAATTGTGATATTTTCGTCAGATTTATTAATTAATTCTAGTTTATAATTATAATGAATATATTTTTTTTGTAAAACTATTAAATCTATATTTTTATTTTTTTTTAATTCATTTTTAAATTTTTTAATTGCTGTTTTTGATGTAAAAGCAGAATCTTTGTCGCCCTCGATATATACATTCATAATTATTATATAGAATATATCTTTTTTTTAAATTTATTAAATTTTATAATAATAAAATTTCTATATTATTTTATATTAGTTTAAAAAAATAATTATATTTATAATTAGTTATGATACATAAGTTTTTAATTAATATAGATAATAAATTAATATTAGAAAAATTACTTATATCTAAACAAGATAATCAAATTTTAATTTCAATTAAAAAACCAGAATCCAAAAATATACTTCTAACAAAGAATATAATATTTAAATCATTAGATTTTTATAATAATCATTTAAAAAATATATCAGAAATAAAAATACCTATATATAATTTATATAATGGATTATATTATTATATTTTAAAATTACCATTATTATTATTAATCTATGAAAATAAATATATATTCCATCCATATATTATACTATCTTCCATAAATATAAAAATAGATAATGACTTTGATTTTTTTTATAATTTAGAAAAAATATTATATAAAAAATATAATTTAAAATATTATAATTTTAAAGATTTAATAGATAATTATTATTCATATATTATTACTTATAATAATTTATCAAATAATAATAAATTAGATATAATTAAATTATATTTAATTTATAATAATTCAAAAAATTATAATTTTTATAAAAAAGTTTCTATTGAATTTGATAATTTTATATATTATATATATCCAAATAATAAAACTTTTAAAGAACACTTAGAAATAACAGATTACAATTTATTAATATATTATACATTTATTAATAATAAATTAGATAATTTTATATTATCTCATACTTCCTTATTAAATTATCAACAAATAAATGAAGATTCATTTTTAATTATGATTGATAAATATTCTAATAATTCTAATCAAATTTATAATATATTATCTATTTTATTTAATTATTATAATTATCCATTAATAAATAATAGACGCGAACTAGATGATATTTTTGATAGTATCATATATGTTAGTCTATATAATAGAAACATAATATTTAACCAATCATTTAATATTAATGATATATATTTAGATATTATTCCCTTTAAATTAAAAAATTTATATTTAAATTTAATGAAAACATTAATACAAATAATAAATAATAATTATATTAATATTACATATAATCAAAAATGTTATAATGATTATTTAAATAGAAAAATTATAAAATTATTTTTAAGTAATTCTAATAAAAAATCTATTTTATTATTTAAACATTTAATTAATACTGAAATGTATGAAAAATTTAAAAATATTTTTAGTATAAATTTATTATTATATGATTTATCTTATAAAATATCATGGATAAACTTACCTACAAAATTAAATTATTTAGAATATTTTTATAAAAATAATGATATTATATTTTATCAAAATAAAATTAATAAAAATATTTTTCACGATTCGTTTGATTTAAAAGTTAAACAAATAATAGAAAATCCTTTAGAAATGTATAATTATTTAAAAAATGAAAAAGATTTTATAAAATGGACATTATTTATAGAAAATAAAATTAATAATTTATATTATACACCAATTAAATTATCAAAAGAAAATTTAATATCATTAGGAAAAATGTTATATCTATTATATAATATTAATAAACAAAATATTGATGATTCATCATATTTATCATTTATTAATTTTAGTATATTAAATTTACAATTAATAATATTTAATTCACGTATTAATTTAAGAATAAGAGATATATTTCCTCATTTAAAATATATTATTAATTTAGGATTTTTAGCTAAACACTTACTTTATTATCAAAACAATTTTCATACAATAATATTAAATAATAATATTAAACTAAATCATTTGAATATAAATATATTGTTATTGAATATATAATATTAGCCTTTTATATGAATATTATTTATATCAATACCATTATTAATAATATACTGTTTTATATTTATAATTTGATTACCTTGGAACATTAACATTTTATCATTTTTTAATGTTCCATTACATCCATGTTTTCTTTTAATATTTTGTATATGTGTTTTAAGTAAGCTATCTTCTAAATTCCATCCAGTTATATATGTAATTTTTTTTTTTTTATTTTTTTCCATCCATATTTCTATAAAAATATTATTATCTATAATATTTTTTATATCATTGTCTTGTAATACATTTTGTTCAAATGGATTAATCATTATTATAAATAACTATAAAATCTTTTAAATAAAATATTAAAAATAAAATATTATATATTAAACATGTTTATTATCATATGTTATAATTAGTGTTTATTATAATCTTATTAAAAATAAACTTATTAATAAATTATGCTTCCTATATATGTTTATTAGTATAAGTTATTATTGTGCCTTAATATTATTATTTTTTTAATATAAAATATATAATAAACATATCTATTTATAATTAATTTCATAAATTAAAATATTTTTTATATATTAGTGTTTTGTAATACTTATAATTTAACTATATATATTAATAAATATATTTTTATAATAATATTGTTTTATATAATATTATTATAAAGATATATTAGTTTATATAATTAATATGGATAATGTTATTATATGGATTAATAAATTATTAGAAGTAAAAGAATATATAGATAAAAATAATAAAAAACCATCACAATACAATAAAAGTAATCATGAAGTTAAAATATTGGGAAGATGGTTAAATACTCAAAGACAAAATTTTTTAAAAAAAAAATATTTAATGAATGATGAACGAATATATAATAAATGGATAGAATTTATTACTTATTATAAAGATTATTTTAAAGAATATTTTAAAAATCAGAATACAGATACTTTATTATGGTATAATAAATTAGAAATAGTAAAAACATATATAGATCAAAATAAAAGATCACCATCTACAGTTAGTAAGGATAATAATATAAAAAAATTAGGATTATGGATTATATTACAACAACGTAATTATATAAAAAAAAAATCACTTATGCTAAATAACAATATATATAATAAATGGACTGAATTTATAAATAATTATAAAAATTATTTTGGTTATAATATTGTTGTATGGTTAGAAAAATATAATGAATTAATACATTTTATTGAATTGAATCATAAATTACCAGATAGAAATATTCAAGATAATAATAAAATATTATATATTTGGTTGTTAAAACAACAAGACTATTATATAAATACTAAAAATATAATGAAAGATATAGATATTTATAATAAATGGACAGAATTTATAACTAATTATAAAGATTATTTTAATAATGATAAATTAATATGGTTAGATAAATTAACAGAAGTATGTAAATATATAGATATATATAAAAAAAAACCGTCTATGCATAGCAATAATATACACATAAAAAAATTAGGTATTTGGATTAATCAACAATATCATATATATTTAAAAAAGAAAACTTCACAATTTATTTGGGACTCTCACATACATAATAAATGGAATGCATTTTTAAATAACTATAAAACTTATTTTGATACTAATTATGTAATATGGACAACTAAATATATAGAAGCGGAACAATATATTTCTATGTATAATAAATTACCTTCTCTATCTGATAAAGATATATATATAAAAAAATTAAGTTTTTGGATTTATAATCAAGAATATAAATATTATAGAAAACGATATATAATGAAAAATACTAAAATATATAATATGTGGACTGAATTTAAAAACAAATATAACATTTGTTTTAAAAATAATATTATTAAAAGTTTAGACAGTTGAAATTTGTATATTTTTATTGAAATATTTAGAATTATTATTGTTATCAGATAAATTATAAAATATTTTTTTTATTTATTATTACCTTATTAAAAATTTAAAATTAATAATTTAAATAACTGCAATTAACGAAGTTCTTTATTATTTTATTAATTTTAATAATAATTAAAATTATTATTAAAACTAATGATTTATATAATATGAAAATTAATAATAAATAATTTAATAATTATGAATGAAATAAATATAACTTATAATAATAAACATATATAGAAATAATAATTTATAGTTATAGTTTTATTTATTTGTTGACCATAAATTATATTTTTTAAAATATGATTTCAGCTTAATAAAAAATAATAATTATGATTATTATTATTTTCAAAAAGATTTATCTTTAATTATTGTATCCTAATAGAAATTATACAAATTTAAAAAAAAATAAAATATTTTATTTTATGGTTTACAAAATTATTTTGAAACGGAACGTAGTTTAGTTTAATTTTTTTGAAATTTTTATAATTTCTTTGAAAATAATAATATAAGTATAATTATATTTTTAAAAATATAATTTAAGCTTAATAAATATGTCTTTAAATAAATTGGACATGTTTAGTATATTATGTTTCATTACTGTTTATTATCAGTTTATTTAAAAATTAAAAACTAATGATTTTAAATAATTGTGATTTTTATTATTTTATTTAAAGGGAACTTTGTTAACTTCATTTATTAGTTTTAATAATAATTTAAATTAATAATCAACAAAATATATTTTAATAATTAACACAATGCTTATTATAAATTATAATAATAAACATGTGTAGAAAGCCAGTTTATTTATATTATTATTTTTATCAATGTTATAATAAATACTATCATAACAGATGATAATAAACACGTCCATTATATAATTCATTATATATAATATTATCAAAATAATATTAATAAATTATTATTATTTAATGCTATTTATTTTTTTTAACTTGGAATAAAATATAAATTTTACCGCAATGAAAATATTTTACTAAACTATGTAGCCATTTTGGCTTAAGGTTTATAATTATGACTGAATATAAGAAACTATATTACTCAATAAGGAATTAGTAAATGAATTAAAGGATTCTAATATGGTTGCTAGTAATGTTATAAATACAATAAAAAATCAAGATAAACATATAAATTATAATATAATGTATACAAAATAGTAGTAAGGCTATGTGTATTTTAAATAATTATATGAATAATTTAAATAATATAAATATTAATATCTACCTAAATTATCTAATTATAATAATTATATTAATAATTATTATACAATAAATGAAAGAACTAAAAAATTAAATCATTTAAAATTAGAATTAGATTTATATACTAATGAAATTAATAATATAGAAATAATTTAAAAATTATTACGTTATAATATCGTTTCCTTTATTTACATTTTATAAAAATGACTCTAATATAGTTCGTATTTTACTATTTCTAGTTTTACAATCTAAATAAAATATATGATTAGAATTAAAAGATATTGTATATGTTTTATTATTTGGTTTTTTATTATAGCAAACCATTAATTATTATTTTTATAAATTCATTAGTAAATTTATTAATATATTTCATAGATCCACACAATGGTAATAAATAAAATTCTTCTAAAAAATTAATATATTTATATTCTTTTAATTTATATTTATCAATTATTGTTATTTTCATAGAAAATAAACTGCGTTCCAAAAATTATCTTAAGATGTGATATTTTAAGATTTAAAATCAGAAAAATAAAAATAAACTATGTTCCGTTCCAAAATATTTTAATTTAAGATTTAAATTAATTTCATATTTTTTTCAAAAATTTTATATTTTCATTGAAGATAAAAATAAAAATGATATTTTAAGTGTATGTTTATTTTTTTATACAAACAATATTACTGTAGCCATTTTGGCTCAAGATTGCTGTGGATCTATTCCGCACTTGTGACTGTAGCTATTGTTTGGCTCTTGGTTTGTCGTGGTTTTTATTCCACATTTGTTGGGTGTGGAAATGATGAGCGTGAATGAATTAAAGAGAATGCTGAGCATTTGTGGGCCTTTGTATAAGTTACTGAAGGAGGTGAATGACGCACAAGAAGATATGAAGAGAAGTTGCGCCGATTTATCCGAGTACCGACAGCATGAAGACGAAAATATGGAAGTTCTTTCTTCTGCACATGCCGAACTGGAAAGTCTGCTGAACCAAAACCTGCACCCTTCATCAATGGAACTGTGGGTAGCGCGGGAAAGTGTTAATAATGCGCTACTTATATACAATATACTAAAAGACAGTCCTGTGAAGGTCGACCTGGAGAAAAAAGTTATCTTTCACAAAAAAGAGTTGGCTTCTGTCAGGGAAGAAATAGAAAAGCACACGCAAAAAGTGCGCGTAATTTTCCCTAGTTGCGAAAAACCTGAACTTCTGCTAGACGGAAGTGATCTGTTGCCCCTAGATGAAAGCGGTCTGTTGCCTGTCCTTTTGAAGTTTTTGTAGTGGTTGGTATCTTTTGTCATGCGACTTCCGAGTTGCGAAAAATTTGTACAGTGGTATTTCGCACCTCATTTTATCCTTCTTGTCATATGAAGAAAAAAATAAATTATAAATTTTTATAATTTATTTTTTTTATATAAATATTATTAATAGTTATTATTATTTTTTTTATGAAATTGATTGATAAACGAAGTTCCCAATTTTTATTTATAATTAGGAAACTTTTTTAACTTGCCTATTTATATTTATTATTTATTTTTAATTATAATATTTAATTTAGTTATCATAAATGAATTTACACTTACAATAAGTTATATTATTATTTTTTTATATAATATAAAGCTTGTTTTAACTATATTTTAATTATTGATATTTTTATAATTTCTTTAAAAATGCAATATTTTAAGATTTAAAAATTATTTTGGAACGTAGTTTTATTTTTATAAAATTTTTATTATTTTTCTGAAAATAACAATAATATAATTATTAATTTTTTAATTATAAATGATAAAATATTTTTTTATTGGTCATTTTTAGTATCATATGTTTGGATTACTGTTTAGTATTAATCTTATTGATAAATAATAATAATTAATAAACAAAGTTAACAAAGTTCCCAATAAAAAATAAAAAACGAAGTTAACAAAGTTCCCAATATAAAATAATTATAATAGAATAAAATAAATAAAGCTTCCTTCTTTAAACGGAAACAAGTTTTATAATTATTTTATATTGAGAACTTTGTTAACTTCGTTTATTAATTATTATTATTTTTTAATAAGGTTAATACTAAACATTAATCTGAACAGATAATACTAAATATGCCCAAAAATAAAAATAGTTACTTTTATTTATAATTATTATATATATATATATATATATATATTATGTATCAATATACTGATGATGCTAACTGTATAAGTAAATATACAATTAACAATAATATAAATAATAATATTTTAGATGATAAATATTTATATACAGCAGAAGGAAATTATAGCCATGTATCTAATATAGAAAATTTTGGTTTTGATTTTAAACAATATAATGATGCATTACTAAATAATCTTAAAAAACAGGCTTCCGCTGTTCCCGCAATAATAAATAATTTACCACCAATTATATTAAGCCAAATTCCACCTGATATATTAAGCCAAATTAAAAAAGAATTCCCATCACAAACACAACCAATGACTGAATCACCCTTATCAACACAATTACCATCACAAACACAACCAATGACTGAATCACCCTTATCAACACAATTACCATCACAAACACAACCAATGACTCAATCGCCCTTATCAACACAATTACCATCACAAACACAACCAATGACTGAATCACCCTTATCAACACAATTACCATCACAAACACAACCAATGACTCAATCGCCCTTATCAACACAATTACCATCACAAACAC